TGGCACCTCTGATGTTGACTTTGAGTGTAACATCTCATCTGAAAACTTTAAGTTGATGCCATTGGATTATGATTGTGTTCTTTCGAAAAAGCAGTTTTGTCAATTCAAAGCTGTGACTTCTGAGTTGTCGTATTTGATTGCTATGGAACCCGGGTCGACCATTTAATTGGAGCTTTATATTATGGATGTACGTGATGACCAGTTTCTGTGGGTAGAGAAGTATCGTCCTCATAATCTTGAGGATTGTATCCTACCCACAGAACAAAAAGCAACATTTCAAGAATTCATCGATAAAGGTGAAATTCAAAACATGCTTTTGTGTGGGGGGGCAGGCATGGGTAAGACAACTGTTGCTCGAGCTTTGTGCGAGGAACTTGGGACTGATTATCTAATTATCAACGGTTCAGAAGAATCGGGTATCGATGTTCTTCGCACAAAGATCAAACAGTTTGCATCAACAGTTTCCTTCACCGGCAAGACAAAAGTCATTATTCTTGACGAAGCAGATTATCTGAATCCTAATTCGACTCAGCCAGCATTGCGAGGATTCATCGAAGAATTTTCAAAGAATTGTCGATTCATCTTCACGTGTAACTATAAAAATCGAATCATTCAACCTCTGCATTCTCGGTGTGCAGTTATTGAATTCAAATATACAAAAGCAGAAAAACCTAAAATTGCTGCTAAGTTTATGAAACGAATTCAATTCATTCTCGAGAATGAGGGGATTGGATTTGATGAAAAGGTAATCGCTGCACTTCTGATGAAGTATTTTCCCGACTATCGACGAATCATCAATGAACTACAAAGGTATGCAGCATCAGGTACAATTGATGAGGGTATTCTTGCAAAGGTTGGAGAAGCTAACACACAAGAATTGATTGCATCATTGAAGGCAAAAGATTGGAAACTGATGCGCCAATGGGTAGTCAATAACATCGATAACGATCCGCAAGGTATGTTTCGTAAGTTGTATGATGATCTAGTTCCTCTGGTCAACCAAGTTCCTGAGTTAGTTTTGATTCTTGCAGATTACCAATACAAATCAGCTTTTGTTGCCGACCATGAAATTAATCTTGTAGCTTGTTTGACTGAGATTATGGCTACGGTGAAATTCAAATGACAGAAGAATACAAAATTCCTTCTATCTCACCTTTTGATTTTGTAAATGCAATCACAGAAAACAAAAAAGATCTAATTGTTGATGATTGGTCGGAGCGCCAGTACAATCCTTTTATTATAAATAAATCGTTAAGTTTTGGCGCGGATACCGTGATTCAAGCGAATGAAATGAATTCCAGACCTCACCTTGACAAAAGAATGCAGTTTGATTTTCTTCGGAATATTATACCCGCGAAGAAAAGATACAACAAATGGTTAAAGGGAGAAAAGCTAGAAGCGATTGATATAGTTAAAGAGTATTATGAATACAATACTGCAAAGGCACAAGACGTTGTCTCTATACTATCGCGTCAGCAAATTGATTCATTAAAACAAAAATTAAAAAAAGGTGGATTGAAAAATGGCTGAGAATATTTCATTTAACATTGATCTTGAAGGATATGTGCCTCTTGAGATCACTTTGAAGGAAGCGGATGACTTCCTCAAAGTAAAAGAAACGCTGTCGAGAATCGGCGTAGCTTCGAAGAAAGACAAAACTTTATATCAATCATGTCACATTCTGCACAAACAAGGACGATACTTTCTAGTTCATTTTAAGGAACTTTTTGCTCTTGATGGAAAGTTTGCAGATATCACTGATAATGATCTACAAAGAAGAAATACTATTGCAAAGCTATTGCAAGATTGGGGCTTAATCTCTATAATTAACGCTCCATTGTTTGATGACCAAGCACCTCTATCACAAATTAAAGTTTTATCCTTTAAAGAAAAGGGTGATTGGAACATTCAAACAAAGTATAATTTGGGCAAAAAACCTCGTAAGTCTAACTAGGAGAGTAAATTGAATAATGTTGTAAATATTTCTCTGACACCAGACCAATTAAACTTTATTTTAACATGTGTCGCAAAAACTCCTTATGAGGTTTCTGCTGGGCTGATCAATCAGATCATGGCACAAGCACAACCACAAATTGCTGCAATGCCTGCACCAGAAGAAACACCTGTAGATGATGAGGAAATTAGTTCACAAGAACCACAAGTTTTGCAGTGATCTTGCATATATAATATATCCTCGGGATGGGGAACTAGGCTGGCACCCTAGTCAAATCTGCCACCTATGCCTTCGGGGTAGGGCTTTTAAACTCGCTGAAAAGGAGAAAACAATGAGTTATATGCTATCAAATCTAATGCCAAAAGATTTTCAAAAATTGTTCGTCGGGTTCGATGACCAATACAATCGAATGGCAAAACTTCATGATGAACTCACTAAGGGGATTCCCAACTATCCTCCCTTCAATATCAAGAAAGTGAAAGAAGATCATTATGTGATTGAAATCGCTGTTGCAGGTTTCAGTAAATCCGAAATTGATGTTGAACTTGCAGAAGGTAAACTTATCGTCAAAGGTAACTCTTCTGATGATAGTGATCCTACGCTTACTAGTTGGATTCACAAAGGCATCGCCGACCGTAGCTTCACTCGTACCTTCCTTGTAAATGACCAAATTGAAGTCAAAGGTGCAGAGATGATTAACGGTATGCTTCGTATCTTCCTTGATCAAATTATTCCTGAGCATAAAAAGCCCAAGAAAATTGAAGTCAAAGAGAAGGGCGAGAAGCCAGTCAAGCAACTTTTGACAGAAGATACAAATCTGTAAAAGTTAATGGGGGCTTGACACGCCCCCTGTGTATCTGTATGATGCACATATTGGAAGTGTGGCAGAGTCCGGTTTATTGCACTAGTCTTGAAAACTAGCGATCCTGCGAAGGGTCCGTGAGTTCGAATCTCACCGCTTCCACCAATTTCGGAAAGATGCCTGAGAGGCCTAAAGGAGCGGTTTGCTAAACCGTCGATTCGCGAAAGCGGGTCCGTGGGTTCGAATCCCACTCTTTCCACCACGTTGCAACAAAACAACAAAAATAAAAAGTTCAAAAACCGCTTTACAACCCAAGATTTTGCATATATAATTAACCTGTTGAATGAATGAACGGTAGGTAGCACTGGTGTGCGGCGGGGTCTTATAAACCCTGGAGATCGGTCAGATGGGCTGAAACGGAAGGGTTCGAATCCCTTACCTACTACCAGAATCTAAAGACCTCTCTAAGTCGTCAGTCAATTCTGATGCATGAGGCGAATAGGGAAAGGCGCTGGACAGTTGGGCGCCACGCTACAAAGCGCGGGGGGGCTTGTAGCAAGGACAAAGGTCCTAAATTGTACTTTAAAAATTTGCTTGCATTGCCCCGGTGACGGAATTGGTATACGTGTTGGTCTTAGAAGCCAAATTTTGAGAGTTCGAGTCTCTCCTGGGGCACATATTGAAGCATACTAAATCGAAAGCGTCCTTAGAACAGAAGTGACTGTCTGGTGAGCACGCAGGTAGAGAGGTGTAAAAAGCCCCCGCTTGTCACGGTTACCTCAAGTGTGTTTCAATATGGTGCAGGAAGCTGTGTAGGCTTCACTGATGAGAGCGGGCTTAATTAACCTGTGTTAGTCAGTGCTAGGGAAATTGCGCTACCCGATTGCGAAGCCGCTTACATGCCGAGTTCGAGTCTCGGACCATATTGAAACACATTTACACTGCGGCGTTCTGTCCATCCCTGCTTCGAAACAGGATATCGCCAAGCATTTCAAGCCCCGGTCGCTCTGGTCTGATGCCTAAAAAAGAGATGGTCGAGTGTGTTTCAATATGGAAATGAGTAGACGGCGAAGGTGGTGAGTGTCGCGGCGGACTGTAAATCCGTTACTTAGGAACCGTTGGGGGTTCGAATCCCTCCTGTCCCACCATATAAAAACATACTAGACCCCCACCGGGGCCCGTTAGCATTAGGTACTATGCTAGTGTGTTTCTATATGGATATGTCGCATTAGACTTCTGGTGAGGTCATCACCCTTTCAAGGTGACCAGACGGGATCGTAACCCGTATGCGACTCCAAACATGCAACTTTAGCTGATGTGGTCATAGCGGTGGTCTGAAGAGCCATTGAACCAGGTTCGATCCCTGGAGGTTGCACCAATTATTTTTCAAGACATTTGATTCGATGAATGATTACTTGTTTAACATAAGTGTCATCATGGGCCAACTGGCTTAGCAATCCGGTCAAAAAACCGCGTTGGTAGATCATGAGATCCTTGACTGAATCAAATTTATGCATTTGCTTCATCTGCAATGCTAAGAGTTTTTCTACTAGGTCGGCTTCTGGCAACATGTATTATTTACATTGATGCTCAGAAT